AAAATCGTTGGGCTACCCGTGCACAACTATCAAGACGCGGAACTGTAAACCTAGACCTTGCACTGCAACAACAGTGGCAAGAACAATACGGATAAGGAAATAAAATGGCAAAGCAAGTACCAGTAACATCTGTTACGCCAGCATCTAAAGTTAAAGCCGTATCAAAGGCACAACAGGCGCGTACTCGTAAGTTGGTAGGTGCTATTGCATCTGTTACTCCAGTAGGTCGTGTTGCTAGAAGCGCTGCTACTGCAGCAAAGGCTATTAAAGCAGAAGCAACAATGGCTAAGGCTGGATGGAATACTGCTGCTAAAGCAAATTATCGAGCACAAGTTAAACGTGAAGCAAATCCAGGTATGCCTACCAAAGCAAATGCAGGCATGGCTACCGCACAAGGTGCAAAACAATTATATCAATTAAGGGCAACTGCATCAGCAGATAAAACAGCACAGATTGCTAAGAACTCTGTAAAGACTAAGCCTGCACGTAAACCAGTTGGTAATCCACCTAATGATATGAAGGCAATAGAGAGTCAAATTTCTAGCATTTCACGTGGTGGAGTTGGTCGTTCTTTGGGTAAGGCACGTGATACTCGTGTTGCTAATTCAAAAAAACCTACAGCAGGTACGCCAGTAAAATCAGTTCGTGAACCCGCTCGTACACCAAAATCTGACCGTTCGCCTTTTACTTACGATACAGTTAGAATTAATTCAGGAGTAAAGTCAAAGAGTGCTGACCAAGCACGCAGCAATGCAACAAAGAAATCTTCAAAACTTGTAAAGCCAGTCGCAGCAAAAGTACCAGCACGTAAACCAACACCCAATCCAGCAAATCCTCCTAGAGGAACTGTAAGAATTAACAGTGGAAGCAAGCGACCAGCAGTACTACGTAAGAGTGCAGCAGCACTAAAGAAGAAGTAAGGAGTAAAGATGCCAGTACCATTGATAGCCACTGGAGTGGCATCACTTATTGCTCGTGCCGCTGTATCTACTGCTGCTAAAAAAGCACTAACAAATGCTGCAGCAAAAGGATTAACTAAGCGTCAAGTTGCTGAATTAGTTGTACGCAATGAAGCCCGTGCTGCTAAAAAGTTAGCAGACAAAGGAATTAAAGTAGGCGCTAAGCGTTATGAATACAGAGGCACTGGATACTCTGACCCTAAACTGGATAAGGCTTGGGCTGCATCAAAGGGTGAAGGTTCTGTTGAAGCAATGGCAAAGCGTATGCTTGCAGAAAATCCTGAAAAGGTAGCAAGGGTTGCAGCCGAGAAGGCCAAAGTTGTTATGTCTCGAAACCGAGCACAGACAGTAGCAAGAGTTGCAAAGAAAAAAGAATTAACTAATACCGCTACAAAGCGTGTGCGTAAGAACGATGCTACTAAAACACAAACTCGTCAAGGCTCTGCCGAAGAAGCGGCTAAGGTCGCAGCGCGAGTACGACCACCTGCTGGTTATAGTGGTGCAAAAGTAATTAAGCCAATTAGACGTGTTATTAAAGAAGTAGATACAAGCGCTAAGGTTACAAAGCCAGGAGTTAAAAGAACTGCTGAAGAATTAAAAGAAATTAAGAAAGCAGCAAAGCAGCGTAGAATTGCTGCTAACGCTAGAGGAAAAATTACTGGCAAAGATTCTGTAACTAAGCCACCTGCCAAGACTACAAGAACTGAATTAAAAGAACGTCCACGTACCGAAGCAGAAATGCGTTTAAAGCGTGTTGCACAAGAAGAAAAAATACGTATTGAAAAACTTCGTCAAGCGGGAAAGAAAGAATCTAGGGGTCGTGCAGAACGTCAGCGCGATGTAGATGACCAAGAAGTTCCACAAGGTCAAACAATCCGTGGTAAGTTTTATCCAGAAAGTACTGTTGGTATTCCAGCACGTTCTACACGTACTGGCAATACAATCATAGAACGTTCTCCAAAAATTAGAGAAGATTTACCACCAAAAGATGAACTTACTGCAATTAAGAAAGCATTTGCTGAATTAAGTAAAGAAGAAAAAGCATTAATGCGAGAAGCAGATGCTCGTGGTATTCAAGGAATTATTCGTGAAAAGATTGTTCAGGGTTCTAACAAAAAACCTGCTGGTCCTAAAGATGCACCAGTTCGTAAGCGTTTAACTCCAGATGAAAGACTAGCAATTTTAAAAAGACAAGTACGAGCAAAGCGTAAGCAAAACGATACAATTGAACAACGTATTGCCGCTGCTCGGAAGAAACTTACACCAGCACAAAGAAAAGCGATTGCAGAAGCCGTTGCACGAGCAAAAAGGAATAGTAGATAATGCTAACTGATAAGCAGATTTTTGCACGTGTTGCGTCTCTTCGAGACCGCAGCCGTGACCGTGATGGCCGTCATCAGGATGTACTACTAGTCCGTCAAGGTCAGATTTCTAGTGTTTATCCTGATTTCTTTCCAGAAGGTGTAGAGGCTAACGTAGTTGCCAACTTTGTTGACATTGTAGCCCGTGACTTATCTGAAGTTATGGCTCCACTACCAGCAGTTAACTGCTCAGTAGTTAGCCAAGTAAAAGACCGTGCTCGTAAAGCAGCAGACAACCGTACTCGCATTGCTGCTAACTATCTTTACAACTCTGAGTTGCAAGTACAGATGTACACAGGCGCTGACTGGTACATTACATTTGGGTTTGTTCCGTTCATTATTGAACTGGACACTGAAGCAAAGTTGCCGCGTATTCGCGTAGAAAGTCCTGTCGGGGCGTATCCTGAGTTTGACCGCTACGGACGCTGCGTTGCTTTTGCTAAGCGTTATGCTATGCCACTGGCTGAATTGGTTTCCCAGTTCCCAGAGTATACAGACGCTTTACTTGGTCGTGATGGTTATGACCAAGACATGAATGCTAGATTCGACATTGTTCGTTACTACGACCAGTATCAATCTATCATCTACGTTCCAGACCGCCAGAACTTAGTTATCTCCCGTGCCAAGAATCCTATTGGCAAGATGATGGTTGTAGTCGCAAAGCGACCAACCGTTGATGGTGAGATGCGTGGACAGTTTGATGATGTTCTCGGTATTCAGTTGCTTCGCAATCGTTTTGCATTACTTGCAATGGAAGCAACAGAGAAGGCCGTTCAGTCACCACTTATTGTTCCTGACGATGTGAACGAGTTCCAATTCGGTGGTGACGGAGTTATCCGCACTAAGAACCCAGCAGGTGTTCGCCGAGTTGAACTACCAGTATCTGGCTCATTGTTTAATGAGCAAGCAGTTCTACAGAATGAATTGCGTACTGGAACACGCTATCCAGAATCACGTACTGGTAATGTTGATGCTTCAATCATTACTGGTCAAGGTGTTCAAGCCCTTATGGGTGGATTTGATACACAGGTTAAGTCAGCGCAGGCTATCTTTGCATCTGCACTTAAGTCTGTAATCTCACTATGCTTTGAAGTAGACGAAAAAATCTTTAACGAAACAAAGTCTATTCGTGGTATTGATTCTGGTTCACCTTATGCAATTGACTATCTACCATCAAAGGACATTAAGGGAGACTACTCTGCTGATGTTCGTTATGGAATGTTGGCTGGTCTAAATCCAGCGCAAGGACTTATCTTTATGTTGCAGGCTCTTGGCGGTAAGTTAATCTCTAAGGACCTAGCACAACGTGAATTGCCATTCGGAGTTAACGTAACTCAGGAGCAGGAAAAGATTGAAGTAGAGGAAATGCGCAATGCGCTTATCTCGTCTTTGAATGCTTCAGCACAGGCTATTCCACAACTTATTGCTAATGGCGGAGACCCAACTACAATCGTTAAAAAGATTGCAGAAGTTATCCGTATGCGCCAGAAGGGCACTCAGATTGAGGACGCAATCAATGATGTGTTCGCTCCAGAATTACCACCTGCTGGGGAAGCATCTATGGTTGAGCAACCGTCCCCTGCTCCCGCCGCTCCTCCAGCAGGTGGCGCTCAACCTCCGCAAGGATTACAAAGTTTACTTTCTAGCCTAACAATGGGCGGAACAGCCAACGCTTCGGCACGAACCGTAACTCAAAGATAACTAGGTAGGGGACAATGACAACACTTGCTGCTTATCAAGGTGATGGCTGGTCTGTAATCGGTTGCGATTCTAGAGCATCTGATGAAGGTGGTCGTCCTATGACGATTGCTACACATAAGATTATTGAAAACAACGGATACCTCATTGCAGGTTCTGGTGCTAGCCGTGGTTCTAACATTTTGCAGTTTGGGTGGAAACCACCTAAGCCAACTAAATTAGAAGACTTAGATTTGTTTATGACGCAAAAGTTTATCCCCGCTATGCGCAAAACATTTATTGATGCAGGTTATGACATGAAAGAAGACGGGGATGCTGCAGCGCAAGATTCAGATTTTATTATCAGCATTCACGGAGTCCTTTATCCTGTATTTCAAGATTATTCTTGGGACCGTGATATTCGTGGTATCTATTATGGGGGCAATGGTGGCGATGTTGCTTTGGGAGTTATGGAGGCTTTACATATTGATAAAGCGAAAACTCCAGAGCAAGCGGAAAAAATAATCCGTAGAGCCATAGAGATTGCATGTGTGTGGGATATTTATACCAGCCCACCAATTATAACAAAGATTCAGTACGCAAAATGAGTGAGAGATTCAGGGAGAAAATAGAGCAAGCACTAAAAGTTCTAATAGAGGAAGACCCTGATGGGGCTAACTACATCTGCGCTAACTGGCTAATAATTACAGAATGGGCAGACTATGATGGAACTCGGTACTTGCATACGGAAGTGTCAGAAGCAATGACACCTTGGAATGCCGAAGGCATGATGCGTCTGGCTAAGGAATACAATAAAGATTCCTTTGGCCAACCAGAAGAAGTTGAAGATGAATTGGAAGACGAAGGAGATGAATAATGGGAACAAAAGGACAACAGGGTGGCTATCAAGCGCCGTCTAACCCAGCACCAGTTTCAGGCCCTGGCGCTCTTTCTCAGCGCACTGACGGGGGGCCAACACAAGGCGCTAAGTACATCTCAGGACTCCCATACGGACAGGGACAAGAAACCTACTCAAACCAAGTAGCAGCGCCTATGGCTGGTGATTCATACGACACTGACATGCCAGTAGAACTTATGGCTCCAACAATGCGTAAGACAGAACCAATTTCCTCTGGTATTGACATTGGTGATGGACCAGGAAGTTCATCATTAAAACTTCCTAACCAAGAGCCAAACATTCTTACAATTATGCAACGCCTTGCCGAAAATGACCCATCTGGAGATTCAGAACTTATTTATAATGCTCTATTACAACGAGGTATTTAATGGCACAAACCCTTAAGAACCTCAGTTCTGCTGTAGCAGAGATGAGTCCTAATCTATACAAGACTGCCATTGCTATTGGCATGACTGAGATAGATGCAAGGCTTATTGACCAGCAGGCTCGTAGTTGGAAACTTGGCCAACAACTTTTAACCAAGTCAAAGGAAAAGGCTCGTAAAGAGTTTCTTGGTCTTGACCCAGATGTTCAAAAAAACATTTATGGTTTATTTTCTGATGAAGATGTTTTTAAGCCAGAGCCAACCATTTTTCAAAAAGCATTTAACACAGTAACAAAACCAATTAAAGGTGCAATTGCTACTTATGCAACCCCTCTTGTTGCTGGATTTAAAGCAGCGGAAATCTGGGGTAAGGTTATTAACACCCCGTATCAAGCATTAACACAAAAATCACAAGGTACTAATTTTTCAAAGCAACTTTTAACAG